CTCCTCCCATACCTTCTATTACTCGTTTACCTATCTGCTGCTCTAAGTCTGCCATTGAACCTGCTGGATCTTTAGCAAATTTTTTAATATCATAAGACGCGAAAACTCCTTCTATAATACTACCTATCAAAGGTATACGTTTTAATATACCTCCAAAAAGCTTTTTACCTGGGCCTTTAAACCAATTAGTAACTCCGCCCCATGCAGCTCGTAATGGTGCACCAGCTAACCTACCAACTGCTCCTGCTCCTTTAGCTATCATTCTTCCTCCTGCCTGTACAGTGCTCTTTATTCCTCCACCTATTCGTTGGAATATATTTGGCTTTTTAGCTGATTGAGTAACAGCACTAACTCCAGCGCCAGCTGCTCCAGCAGTTGCTGCTTTACCTAAAGCGGGAAATAATTGACTAATCCCAGGTATCTTTTTAAGAGCATTACCAAAAAAGTTTCCTACTGCCTTTAATGCCCCTACTATTTTATTTTTAGCAGCATTAAAAATACCTTTAGCAAAACTTTTACCTTTTTCTAGAGCTGCTGCGAATCCCTTAAATACAGATGAATTTTTAAATCCTTTAAATACATTTCTAAATAGGTTACCGACAGCTCTTATACCTCTAGATAGTAATTGCCTCATACTACCTAATAGTCTACCTACCATTCGTCGTAAAACAGCTAGACCTTTACTAATAGTCTTACTAAGAGTTTTGAGCAAACCTGATAAACGTTGAGATAAAAATCTAAGTAAAGGTTTACCAAAGAAAGATAACAACCCAAATAAACTAGTAAGAAGACCTAAAATACCTTTTTTAGCTTTTTTACCTTCCGCTTCACTAGCTTGTTTATTAGCAGCATCCGCTCGTTGAGCTGTAGCAGCAACTGCAGTCTTACCCTTTTCGTCTTTTTCGTATTTTTTTCTAAGCCTGTAAAAAGACTCAACAACTATATCCATTTTATTTCTAAGCCGGCTTTTTTCTGCAGATGTTAAGGTAGGGCGTATAGTTTGTTTTTTACCAAGAGATGAATTTATTATCTGATCATTAATTTTACTATCAGATTTAGAACCTTGTTCTTTCTCTTCTAATACATCTAGATAACTAATAATTGAGTCAATATCTGCCACATAAATATTTAATCATTCGAAGAGGTATCGAAAAACTCTACATCTATAGATATTTCTTCTTCATCTACAGTTAATAGATCACTGTTGTATTTGTTTATATCTTCGATAAAGCTTGAAACCTTGGTATAAACACTAAGAGGTAACTTTTCTACTAGCTTTACTCTTTCACTTATCTTAACATCGCTTAGATCTAAAATATCATCATCTACCTGAACGCTTTGAATATATTTTAACAACTCATAGATATATAATTTACCAACACCATCTTTTAACTGATCTTGTTCTGTGCTTATATCTTGCTCGCACTTAGTAAGAATACTATTTTCTTCTCTTAATGTAGGGACTTTTAGAGTTAATTTAAGATTGTCAAACTTTACTAATGCTTCATCTTTTAATTTAAACGGTACCTTTTTAAAATTTTCAATAACTTTGTCTATATCTGCAGTACTTGTTTTATTACCAAGAGCATTCTTTCTCATAGTAACTATAAAAGGAATCTTATCATAAATTTTAAGATCATTAATACCAGAGTTTTGAATAATAATCTTGTTAAGTGTTCTGCTAAAATCTAAAGTACCTTTAAGACCATCTAATACAGAAGAAATAAGATCTTTTTGTTGTTTTAAATTTAAAGGTTTAGTTGATACCTTTTTCTTCAATGAAGGTACAAACACATCAATAGTATTTTCATTTAGTTTATCTAACTTAGTTAAAAATGAAGCTACATTCTTACTCATATGGTTATTTAGCTAATATTCTCTTTTTGCAAGCTCTCGTTCTGCTTCTCAGCCTCATCTGAATATAACTTATAGTAGTCCTCTATCTCGAGATATGTACAATTAGAAAGAAAGCTTACATCTGGTATTCGCTTAGCTAATATAAAAATCATCTCCCTATAAGTAGTATCACTAATACAATCAAATAATCTTATTATGAAAGATGGGAATGAAGTACTAAGAAGATTAATTCTTATTTCCTCAATATTGAGTCTTTCTCTCTTTTCCAAAACCAATATATCGAAATGAGCTTTATGTTTATCTACAAAACTCTCTAAATAGCTATAGATTGATTCGGGTAATTTACTTACTACATCTCTATACTCATTATCAGATAAATTAGAAATAGTAATTTTTTCATCACCTATCTCTAAACTTTCTATAAGGGAAAATATAAAATCAGTATTACCTAAATTAAACCTAGATGGGTAGTTCAAGGTACATTTTATATCATCTATCTGAAAGACTTCACTTATATCATCAAATGAACCTATATTTTCTCTAATATATGATACATCTATGTTAACGTTTCCTTTATTAGAACCTACAGCTATTTTTTCACCAATGCATTTTTCTCGTAGAATAAAAAATGTAAATAGCTTTTCAATAATGTTTAAGTTTTTACTTATAATAAATGACTCTAAAAACTTTACAACACCCATTATACCAGAGTCTCTATATAACGAAAGCTTTCTTAGATCTTTATAGAGAATCTCCTTTACTAGTACTTCCTTTTTATTAGGAAGTATAAAAGACAAATCCATGTTATTAATTATATCTGTTTATAATTTTTAAAAGCGAATGTAACAGACTTTGCCATGAATTCTGTATTATCGTAATTTAATGTGTAGCCCTCTACGTTAGTAGGAAACACATCAGTAAACCTATATCCTTTACGTACTTGACCTCTGTTGTTATATTGTAATAAATCTACTACAGGACAGAGTAAGTCTCTTTGAATAAGACCTTCAATAGCTAGAGCTATTTGCCATGGTCTAAAAAAGTTATGCTCTAAGTCTTCTTCAGTATCAAAAAAGTTTATAGCTAAGTTTCTTTCAAGAAAAGATGATCTTTTTTCAACTCCATAAGCAGGAAGATAGTTACCTTTGTTTATGTCAACTCCAGGAGCTATAAATTGTGATTGTTCTTGTGGTATAGTTACCTCTCTCGCAACTAATATATTACCTCTCTTTGTAAATTGTAAAGGCTCGTTTTGAATACGCCAACCTTCATCTGCTTTATTTAATGCACGTTGAATAGCAGAAGGAAGTCCGGTTGGACCATCTTGCGCGCTTCCAGGTATACCTTGCTGGTAAGGTGCTAAGGCGCCTTCTCTACTATACTGAAAGTTAATCTTCCAAAGAGTAGGAAGCGAAAGAAAGTATTGCCTTTCTCTACTATAACCTTGTAGAAAATCATAGGATTCGAACATCAATAATATTTAATCAGAAAATCCTGATTAAGAAGTATTAAGTGAAATCTCTATAGAAGTGGTAAGCGAATGTTACAGGAAAGTTTAGAACTTCACCAGTACCAGTAGATATATCATATTCAATATCACCGATACTTCTTATTGAAGCTCCTACTAGTTCGATGTTTCTAACATCATTAAGCTCTTTATCAACCTGAACTAAGTTAATAATAGATTCATCTCCTGGCATGCCATACTGACCTAAGGAAGTTTCGTTATTGAAAACTGCTCTAGAAGCTGCTTCAAATTTAGTTCTTAGTTCACAATTTTCATCATGATAGAAGTTTAGAGTATAACCTGCTGCATTGTTATAAGTTGAACGACCTGGGACTTGAAAGTCTTGACCGAAGTAATTAACAGTCTTGTTTTCAATCTCTCTTCCAGGTAATGCTGCTGTTCTTGCATAAACTAAATCGCTTTCACCATCTAGAAAAACACCTCCAGTTAGTTGAACCTGTTTAACTCGAAATAAGAAATCTCGAGAAAATTGCTTAGCTGCTGCCCTTGTAAAGAAGTCTTGAATAGTTGTTGCCATAATATTATTTATTGATTGTTTTTATTAACTGCCGATAATCTCTTCGAAATTAGCATCTGTTCTAGTAGCGAAGAAGTTAACTAATATAAACTCAGCTGTTCTAGTAGGCTTAATGTATATATCTACAACAAGCTCGTTAGCATCTATTACAGATGGTGTATTGTTTCTTTCATCACATACAATTAGATAATCAAATAATCCATCGTTATTCTTAGCTCTTTCAAATATAGGTGTAAGAGCATTAACTAGTCTTGTTCTAGTAAACGTTGTATTATTCTCAAATACGAAGAACCTTGAAAGCTTCCTTGTTGGTCTTTCTAACGATAAGAACAACCTTCTTACATTGATTCTATCAAATGCACTTGGCTTTCTATTTAACGTCTTCTGTCCAAATATTACTAATCCTTGCCCTGGGAATTGAGCTACTGGGTTAATATTAGCTTTATAAAGTTCATCTCTTTGTTTCTGATTAGGATTAACTGCTATGTCATTAGCGTTAGTAACTAACCCTCTGGTAAATCCTGCTGGTGCAGCCCATGGAAAGGCTACTGCGTCTGTTCTAGCCATTGAAGCTGCAGCAAATGGTGAGAATGGTACATATACATTCTCTCCTGAATAACCATCATTTACTAATGCCCAGTTACCATAAACTGCTGCATAAGAAGTATTCTGTGTTTCAAACTGATGTCTTACTGCCCAATAAATTCCAGTCTGGAAGTTACGACTCTTATCATCAAGGTATTTAGTATTACCGTTACCTTCAATAAAGATTTGTCTAATTGGATCTGCTACAAAAATACAATCACCTCTTCCACCTCCTAAGTAAGGTGGTGAGCAGAATTGTTCAAATTTATTGAATATAGCATTATAATTATTTCTTAATGTAATTGAAGAAGCAACACTTAGATCTGATGAAGTTCGTAACCCATCAACTGCTGTTTTTATATCACCTGAATAATTAAATTCATCGTAGTATGCTGTTCCGCCTCCACTAGCTACACTAAAGATTGTTCCTAAACCACCTTCAACTACAACGTCTATATCATATAGGTCGTTATTTTTAACGCTATCTAATGCTCTTTCTATCTTACTCGGAACATCTCCAATTTCTTTATCTCTTACGTTACTGTTATTATAAGCACCTAAAGGATATAAAGCATCAGCTACTTTCATATGAGGTTGGCGTCCTATAGCATCGTAAATATCGCTGTTCAACCCGGTTGCAGTAGAATCTGTATTAGCTGTTAAAGCATTGGTAAGAACCCTTATACGTTTTAAAGCAGCTCCAGATAAATCTCTAGCATCTGTACCTCTTAATCTATTAGAAATAAAGTCGTTAACGTGTATTGAAATGTTTCTAGAGTTTTCATCTTTTCTTTCTAAGAACATTGGTAAAGCAGATCCCCCATTAGGATTAAGCTGAGTAGAGTAATAATTAATTGACCCAGCTATACCATCTTCAAGTAAGTAATCAAGTTTAAATGACTCATTAGCGTAAATTGATTTACGTAACTTAAATACTCCAACGTTAAGTAAATCATCATCTGTTCTTCCAGCAATATCATAAGTAGTAAAGTTGTCCATTACTTCAGATATTGAATTAGTTGTACCAGTTTCAAAATTAGCTGATAATTTAAATTGTAAAGTACCTTCTGGAATATTTTGATAAGAAGTAGTACCATATGCTGACTGTGTTATAGTCTTACTATGTAAAATGTTATCAAAGTTAGTAGCAGGATTTAAATTAGTATTATCAGATATACCAACGTAAAATCCTTCAAATGCAGGGTTAATTGTTGTAGTAGATTTATTAAGAATAACTACCCCAGCTCCCCAAGCAGAAGATAAAGCATCGAAACCTGATGTACTTGCTGTACTAGCCCAGTTGATTTCTGTTCCATTAACTCCACCTAGATATTCACTTTCTGATATTTCAAAGTGTGTAGGTTCTCCAAGAACATATGAACCAGATAATACATTTAAGTCATAAGTAACACTTTGATCTGAAACTGCAGATAAAGTAAAGGTTTCAGTTGCTCCAGTAAAGTCATTTGCTACTGAAGGAGTAACTGCAGGCACACCAGATATTTTAGTTTGATCACCGCTTAAAGTAAATTTAACACTTGTAGTTCCTATAGCAGCTCCTGAAACAGCTAAGTTAGCTCCTGGGGTCCCCACATCAGAGAAAAATGAGCTTAATGT